CCTACACTATCTACCACCGATTCTTCGTGCGAAGATGTTGGATGCGTTGATGGAAGTTGCGTCGAGTAAAAATAATGATGATGCAAAGTTTAACATCACATACAAAAGATTACAAAGTATTTCAAAGCTAAAATACTACAAACCATGTTTCAAACGCTACTTGAACGAACATGTCAAGAGTCGTTTCGCAGAAGTCCCTGCTCCAGAATGGGAGATTGCTACATTCCTTCCGACCGCAGACTTCCGCAAAGCGAACTCACAGAAAGTGTTCTATGATTCAAGACAGATGGTAGGTAAAGGTTAATGACGTTTCGTGTTGACGATTTTAAATCACAAGTAGGTAAGTCTGGCGGTTTCGCCATGGGGAATATGTTCAAGGTATTCCTGCCACCTCTCAATGGTGATGTTAGAGAGATGAGCCTGTTATGTAAAGCGGCATCAATGCCTGGCAGACAAATCCTATCCACCGAAAGACAGATTGGTCTTCAAACCACAAAAGTCGCATATGGATATGCGGTTGATGATGTGTCTCTCACATTTCATGTGATGAATGACTATAAGGTAAGAAATTATTTCGAGGCGTGGCAAAACCTTGCGGTCAATCAAGACACCAAAGAGGTTGGATACTTCAACGACTACACACATCCTGTTGTGATTCAACAGATTAGAAAAGGTGTATCATTTCCTTTGAAGAAGAAAAAGATTTTCGATTCGGGTAAACTACCATCATCTATTGCTAGTAGACTGCCCCGTCTCGGCCCACTCGACCTTGCACAAGGCGAGATTGATTTGAATGCGATTACGGGTGATGACATCACCTATCCTTGTATACTAGATAAAGCATATCCAACTACAATGAATGCGATTGAGTTGAGTGACGAAGGACAACTACTTGAACTGAATGTTCAGTTGTCCTATAAAAACTGGAGAAGCAAACCTGGCGATGGAGGAGATAGTCAATTCCTCGAAGGTCTTGCTGGTGAACTGATTAGAAAATTTTTATAACATTTGGAGTAAATTATGGCATTACCTAAACTAAATTCAACGCCCAAGTATGAGATGGAGATTCCGTCTCAACAGAAGATGGTAAGATTCCGACCATATTTGGTTAAGGAAGAAAAAGTTCTTCTTATGGCGTTTGAAAGTCAAGACACTATACAAGCAATGAAAGCAATCATTGATACAATTCTTGTGTGTGTTGATGACAAGATTAATAAAGAAGAATTGACTACATTTGATGTGGAGTATATGTTCACTAAACTTCGTAGTAAGTCAGTGGGTGAACGTAGTAATCTTAATATTGAATGTTCTAGTTGTAAGGCTAAGAATGAAGTCTCAATTAACATTGATGACATTAAGATTAAACTGGACAATCCTTCTGAGACGATTGAACTACAAGAAGATATTCACGTTGAAATGGGATATCCTTCCGCAGAGGTTCTTATGAATATGAAAGAAGGCATATCACAAACAGAACAATTGATTGAACTAATCATTTACAGCATCAAGAACATTATGACTGAGGATGAAAACATTACCGCAAAAGATGTGTCTACATCAGACTTGCGTGATTTTGTTGATTCCATGACGGGTGAGCAGTTCAAGAAAGTTAGTGAGTTTGTATCAACAATTCCTACACTGACTAAGGATATTGAGTTTACTTGTAATAAGTGTGATACTGAAAACAAGACTACATTATCAGGGTTTACTGATTTTTTTTAGTAAACCTTTCCCATGACAGTTTGATTAATTATTATCAGACTAACTTTTCGTTAATGCAACATCATCATTATGGTCTTGACCAACTTGAGATGATGATACCGTGGGAAAGGGAGGTATACGTTTCTCTTCTCACTGAATATATCAAAGAAGAAAATGAGAGAATAAAACAGAAACAGGGTAGATAGATGGCCGAGGAAATGCATCCCGCAAAAGGGGCTGGTAGAGATAGTAATACGCAAAAGAATCTTTTGCGTAAGGTTATTAATACTCTGGAATCCAACCATAAGGATTCTACTAACCATCATAAAGAAAAAATGGATTATGCTGAGACGTTTAATTCTCAACTTGCAAGACTAATCCGAATAGGTGATGGAGAACAAAAAGATAGACAGAATGAAAAGGGTGATAAGAAAGAGGAAGAAGTAGAACGTAAAGGTCTATTTCAGAAACTCGCAAATCTTCCTACTGCACTAAAAGATAGTGTTCAAGGAGTAAAAGACGCTCCTAGTAATCTAATGAGTTCTCTTGGTAAGAAAGTCAAGGGATTCGGTGGTATGCTTGGCAAACTTGCTTCAGGTGCTGGCATTGGTATTCTTGCTATTGTTGCTACCGCAGGTCTTATGTCCTCTGGTCTTATTGACGGTGAAAAGGTTAAAAATAATGTTCTAAGTCTACTCAGTATCGGTAATGAAATGGATGTGGCAAAACTTGCCACTTTAGTTGCGTTCCCTACGGCAATGAAACAAATTGCAACTGGTTTAGTATTCTTCTCTGCTGGTGGTGGTATCGCTGGTATGACTCAAGGGATATTGGATAAGTTTGACCAAGGTAACTGGGCGGAGACCACAAAGAAAAATGTCTTAACTCTATTGAGTATAGGCGAATCACTAGACGTTGCTAAAGTCGCAACACTTGCGTTATTCAAACCCGCAATGATGGCATTAGGTTTCGGTCTTGCAGCTTTTGGTGCAGGTGAAGCAATCGCTGGCATTGGTCAGATGGTAGGGTTTGATGCAGGAAAATTAAAAGACCAAGTTGGTGTATTATTATCCATTGGTGAACATGTGGGTAGTATCGGTGACGCTGCATGGTTAATAGCATTCGCACCTGTTATGACCGCACTAGGTGTTGGTCTTGCTGCTTTTGGTATTGGTACTGGTATTGGTGGCATTGCACAATTAACAAACTTTGATGCACAACTGGTTAAAGACCAAGTGCTTACATTGTTGAGTATCCCCAAAGGTATTGATGGTGGCGCTCTAGGAATGTTGGCAGATGGTGGTGCTGTGTCTCTTGCATTGGCAGGATTGGGTGCTGGACTTGCTGTCTTCGGTGGTGGTCAAGTAATTAAAGCACTTGGAGACTTTTTCTCAAAGGAAAACTTTGCTGAGAAAACTAAACAACAAGTATTAACCTTGTTGTCAATTGGTGATAGTATAGACAATGTTGATGTCAAAGCAGCTAAAGTAAGAAACGCCATGGTATCACTGGGTGCGGGTCTAGCAGTATTCTCTGGTAGTCAACTTATTGCAGGACTGGCAGACGCTGGCACTAAACTGATTGCCTTTATTAGTGGCGGGAAATCTCCAATCACTCAGATGTTATCTATTGCAGATAAAGAAACTCAAATCAATAAAGCAGCAAACGGTGTTGATAGACTTGCACAAGCACTACAAAGAATGTCTGGTATTAATATTGGTGCAGGTAATGTTGACATAGAAGGAATGTTACGACAATTTGGTCATCTACCCGCATTGTTGGACGGTCTTGCAAATGGTAGTAAACATACCTTTGAGGGTGTGGGTATCGCTGGCACTAATAAGACAATTGATTTCAAGAAAGGTATTCTAGACCCATCATTAAAAGTTCCTGAAATTAGTGCAAAAATGAATCAAGTGAATTCTGCATTAGGTATCGGGCCTGTAAGAAACCCTGAGATTAATGCACAAACAAATAGTAATGCAGAACTCAAGACGGATGCAATGACTGCTGGTGGTGGAGTAGTTGCTGTCAACAATTCACCAACATCAAACACAACTAACAATACAACTGCGATGTATGGTGACCCTACACCAGCAACCGATGACCTTGATAGAAATTATGGTATGTCGCCTGCTTTTTAAAAGTTTGGGGAGACCCGAAGGCCTCCCCATTTCTTTTTGGTAGTCTTTTTGGATGCTGTTATCTACACGAAGTCTTTCTCCATCGAGGAAACACTACCTTTACCTATTAGTCCTCTGCGGCAAGTTTCGCAAAGTATGACAGAGTATCATCGTCATCATCAGATGCGGCAATCTCTGGTGTAGGAGCAGTCGCAATCACTTGCGGTTCTGTTGCCCTCGGTTCTACTGTCTCTGCGGTCTGTGTCAGTGCTTCGTTCTTCATGGTAGCACCCGCACCCGTAGATTGACCCAGAACAACTTCCAGACGTGCCTTCAGTTCTTCGTATGACTTGTATGATGAAGGAGCAACAAACTCACTCATATCATGCAACTGGTTGTAAGTTGATTCCAGTTTCACTTCATCTGATTCAAACAATGCAGAAGGTGATTTGAACTCAGACTTGTCGTAGTTACGATAACCCGCAACGTTACGAATCTTCAGTTGGAAGTCCGCACCATTCCAGAAGTCAAATGGATTGACTGGTTCTTCGCCAGGAAACTGTGGTTGCATCACATCCATAATCTTGTCAAAGATTTTCTTACCGAAGTCATAAAGGAAAACTTTACCTTCGTTCTGTGGATTTGATGGGTCACTCACGACTAGAATGTTTGCAACATAGTGCAGACGGCGTTTCTGTTTACGAGCAATCTCTTTGTCCTCATCAATACCAGAGTTCCAAAGACGTGAGTTGTATTCACTCACAGGGTCATTCTGTCCGTTAAGAGTAGTCAGAGACTTTTCGACATACCATTGACCAGTCGGGCCTTTGAAGAAGTGGTCGAAGTAACGAACCCAAGGGAGTTCTTGACCTTCTGTGGCAGGCAGAAAACGAACCTGTGCGAAACCGTTACCACTGTCATCGACAGTCGGTTTCCAGAAACGTGTATCTTCATATTTGTTTTGAGTTTGTTTTTGACCCGAAACTTCTGAGGCTGCTTGCGCGAGTTTAGAAACGTCGAGACGATTAGATTTTAGATTTGCAAAAGACATATTTGTATTCTCCGTATGTATTTGTATTAAGTGTATTCATTGTATCATAACAAAGGTTAAAAGTCAATACCTTATTTATACTTCTGGTAAAGTATTGCCTTTGGGTAAGTAATTGAGATTCATTGCTTCTACCTCAATTCTTTCCTTGATTGTCGTGGAGATAAATTTCTTCACGTCCTCAAGTTCTATGCTGTTATCTTTACATAGATAAACAACAGCGTCCATATAGGACAATTTATTATTTCTTACTGTGTTCTCAATCATCTTTGAAAACCTCTTCTTGGTAAGAAAATTCGATTCTTCACTATCCAAGTTCATCTTGTAGTTCCTCCGTCCACATTCCAACATCATCATACCACACACCAACTGTGCGTTTCACTTCACCATCTTCATCATATGCTTTGGCAAGACAACGATACTTAATCTTACTCTCGCGGTCTTCACCATAACGAAAATCTAACCACACACCAGTGGTAAGGTATTTCTTCATATTGTAGATGTAGACTTCAAGGTCTTTATATGATTGTCTATCTTGCCATTTGGTAGACAATTTTAGATGTTTCATACCTTTAAGTTCCAACTCACAGGACTTAATCCACTTTTTGACTTTCTTCCAGTGGAGATAATAGTCTTCAGGAAGGTCACGAATAGTCTCGTGAACTCCCATCCGACCATCATGGCCAAGTGCTTCCCGTGCTTTCGCAAGACGTTCAGACGCAGCTTTCTTTTGTTCCGCAGTGAGTTTTCTTTTTGCCATACTCTATATAGGTTCGAAAGTTTGTAGAGAATTTACACGGAATGAACGCCACCCCTCTACATCTAAGTCATAGACACGAACAGTTTCTTTCTTCTCGTTAGCAACAACCTGAGTAGGTTTTTGTTCTTCGGGAATGAACTTGTCGTTCAAAGTCGCTCGCATATTACGAACTTGACCATCTTTCAATTTAACAAAAGAAAGTTTCACAATACTTTCCCGCAGTGTTTCGGTCACATTATCATATTCAAAATTAGTTCCAGTCATTATCAAACCTCGTTGTTTCATTATAAGTTTCGCCGAAATATTGTTCGACATATTTGTTTTCATCAGACCAGAATAGGTCATCACGATTGTCATAGTCACCTTCGAACAGGTCTTCAGCAACTTTCTTCTTTGGGCGGTTCATCATGCACACTCCTTCCACCAATCAGGTTCATCACGGTTTGTCCATTTAGCCAATGAACGTTTCTCATTCAAGTAGTAGAAGCGATATGCATCTACTGGGTCTTCGCGTTTGCAATAATCAGGCATTGCTTGTGCGAATTTCGTCAATCCCACTTTGGGGATGTTCTTTGGTATGTTTAGTAGTATATCAGATAAACGAGTGTCTGTCAAGTGAAATTTACCATACCGATGAGTATATTCTTTACACGCACTACGAAAGTGACGATACAACCAGAAGTAGTTATCATCAGACTCACGCAACCAGATGTTACTTGGATGATTGACATGAGATGCCTTGTAGAGTGAGTTATCAAGTGTCGGATGTTTCCAACGAGCAATCTTACGACCATTCGCAGTCTTACCATAATAGTGTTCACCATCAAGCACACGGTGTGCGGTTGACATTAGTTGAGCATACTCGACAATCATTTTGACAACATGTTTGTCAAGCATCATCTGGGCTGCTTTGATAGGGTCATTGTCTAGGTGAAAGATATTCATTTCGATAAACACCCCACGATTTGTTTGACTGTGCTGACTTCACTGAGATACTCATAGGCATTCGCACAGTGATTATAACTGGTGAACTCCACGACTTCGACACTACCTGTCATCGTAAATAAAACTAGAAAATACATCATGCCAAATTCTCAATCTCTTTTAATACATCAGCAACTTCTTGAAAAGTCAAATGACCAATCACATCATCAGCGATAGTTGTATTGTAACACAAGTTTCCATTAATGTCAAGCACTGCCACTTCGAAAAGTCCATCGGTGTTGCCATACGAACTCTGATTACAAATCACAGACGCACCATACCCATTATCAAAAGTATATGTATT